GTTAGTGCTATCCTGAGAGAAGAACTTAGGGTTCTGTGCTTGTGCTGAGAACTGCTGTTGAACAAAAGACAATGCAGCATTTACAGCATTAGGGTCACCAGCTGCTTTAAGTTCAGCGTACTTAGTAAGGAACTGATTCTGCAGCTGTTGCGTCATTAGCGGTACAGTCCAATGGTAGGTACCATCGGGTTTAGCCTGGATAGTCGGCGGAGACTTAGCAAGTGCAGCCAACGCATCCATCTGTGGTTTAAAGTTACCATTAGCTGCTCGATCAGCACTGGTAGCTTTAGCCAAGGCACGATACTTAGCGGCAATCGTACCAGGAATACCCATGTTATTGAGACGCTCTTCAGTCAGTAGACCACGATCAGCAAGGTCTTGCAGTTGAGTCTCAATCTTCTTACGATAAAGAGCATTAGTAGACTCATTACGCCTCATGCTATCAAGCCGTTGACTATCAACACCAGGAGCAATTTCATCCAGCTTCGCTTCTACCGCATCAATATCAGCATCAGTATAGCCATTAGGACTATCTTGGAGGATTTGAATAAGATCACGCTCAGCCATGTTACGCTGAGTCATCATCTCATTTTGTTCAAGGTTGAAGTCCTGAATAGAGCGGCGACGCGCATCAACAAAGGCACGTGTTACTTCAATAACCTGAGGATCATTACGGTTAAATTCACCGAAAGTAGTCTGACTACCGTCAGCAAGCGTAATCGGCTGATTAAGAAGGTCTTGCCATACAGTCTGTGTGTCCTGCCAATTGTCACTAGCAGCACCTGTTGCAAAATACCTGAGTAGGTTAGCCTTACCAGTCCTACGTTGAGCACCAGCAGGCAACGAAGACAGCCATTGAGCAACACCTGTAGCACCTTCATTACTTACCTTTTGGTGGATAGCACGTGTGATGTTGTTGTCTACCTCAGCATCAGCAAGTTTGCGGTATTCAGCATTAGCAGCTTGTTGTAGTTGGTTCTCAAAAGCACGCATCTGCGGATGAATATAAGCACCCGCTGCTTGTGGACTCAAATTGAGAGCACCAGATTCTCTAAGGTACTGACTACGCAACTGACCAAGAATAGTCTGTTGAGCTTCCATGTCGCCAGAAGCACGAGCCTCTGCATAGCTCATCTCTTGTCCTTCACGGACCTTGAGTTTAGTTTCATAGTTCTGGTTCACGAAGTTGCCGTAACCAACACCGATGTTCTCAGCAAGAGATCTTGACTCAGACCAATACTTAGCATTACTGTTCTTCATCAAGTAACGAATATCTTGAATAGATCCGTTACCTGACTCTAGAAGACCTTTAACAAATTGATTCTCAGCCAGTGCTTGGTCAGTGAGGTTACGATCTAGCTTGTGAATTTCAAGGAGCCCTTTTGTATCAAGACCAAGGGCATAGATTGAATTCTGAACACCAAGCTTAATACCTTCCTCACGCTTTTTATTAAACTCACTAAGAGCAGTAAATGCAGTCTCAGAAAATGAGGACAAAGCTTGGAGTGTCTGTAGCTCCTGTTTACCTTGAATCTCAGCATCACGAATAGTCTGCTGATAATTGTTCTGTACTTGTTGTTGTACAACAGCTCGGTTACGCTGATCTTGTTTAAAGATCATATCCCGATTAGCCATTTCCAGTTGCTGTGCATTTTGCATTGCAGCAGCGTAACGGTCACGATTACTCAGGTCAAAATCCATTGCACGTTGCATAGCACGCAACGCTTGCTGACCTTGTTGTAGATACTTACTAGACTGGTCCGGAGCTTGCAGTGGCTTAAACCCGCTCGGACTTGCATAACTTTTGAATTTAGCCATAGTTAACCGAATGAGTTAGTAGCCGGGTTATAGGAACTAAGTGCAGCATTAAATGCACCGGAAGCAAACTGTGCAAGACCTGTAGCAAGCGGACTTTGATAAGCGACAGCACCCTTCTTAGGTTTGACACTATTCCATAGCTTCTTATCGAACTCAAGAGGATCTTGAAGTTCAGGTCTCGGAAGAGCCAAAGGCTTAGGAATAGCGGGTGGTACCATAGGCTCAAGCATCATGTTAGCGATAGCATTCATGTCAGCCTGTGTCTTACTAAGCTGTGCCTGATAACGCATAGCCTTACCTTGATTTCTAAGGCTAACGCGAGATGCAGCAAGTTGTGCTTTATCAAGATAGAACTGATCATTCAGCTGTTCAAGTTTCATGTTGATTGCTTCACTGGTGAGTGCATAGTTCTGCTCACCATTCATTACTTCTTGGATGATAGCAGCAGTAGCAGCTCCAGTTTCAGCAATAGCAGCTTGTGCAGCCTTCTCAGCAGATATACCAGTAGCACCTTTAGCTTGTGCTTGACCCATCTGTTTGAGTCCTTCAACATAAGCTCGTTGCTGCTGCAGTTGACCCATACCACGGGTCTGCTGCATTACTGCCTCAGCTTGCTGCATGTTCAAAGCTTCACCACGTTGGTTATATCTAAACTGCATCATGGTGGACTTCTCTTCAAAGTCCAACATCACGTTCTGCTCTTGTTCCCAACGTGCTGCGTCTTGCAGAGCGTAATCGTAAGCTAAGTTATTAAAGTTAAGCTGTTGTTGTGCAGTTTGCTGTGACTTATTGAAGGCACGCATCTGATTGGCATAATCAAATGCTTGGATTTGCATCTGATAACGCCAGCTTTGATTGGCGGTAGCCTCTTGATACGCTAGGTTATCTTCAATGTTCCGACGCTGAATCTTAACAGACTGCTTGTCGTATTTATACTGACGACGGGCGGACTTTTTATTGAATTTCCAGCTAGCTTTGTTTGCTTCATACTGGGCTTGAGCCATGCGATCAGCAGCACGATTTTGTGCCGACTGCTGCGCACCGCCCATGATGCCACCAAAGATAGAGCTACCAAGACCAATAGCTAATCCTACTGGAAATGCCATTACCCTGCCCTCCTATAATAACGTGGTGCATAATTACCTTCCCACGTCATACTATTTAGGGACACAGGAAATGGTGTTGTACTATTTACTTTAAGGTTAAAGTTTGTATTTTTTTGATGGATAGGCACAGTAAGACTCGTTCGATCAATAGTAGGGGTGTCATTGGCTAGATAATATCCAGCATTTTGTACGCCTGCTACATAGATCCATTCGGGAGCACCATAGCGGCTGATATAAAAGTTGATAGAACCACTGAATCCAATATCAAACTTCATTCGTGAGATAGTTAATGATGCAGTCCAATCCACTTGATTTTGTGTTCTAAAAAAGAATCGTGGCAATTCTACTTCAAAGTCAAATTTATAACCAGCAACTAGGTCGTACTCTTTACCCGTCCAATCACCATTGATCAACCAATTACCGCTACCGTCAACTTCAACATCAAGTATAAAATCATGAGTAACTGTAGGATCAGGTGTACCAGACAGCGCATACAATGAACTATAGTCACTACCAGTTCCGTCTTGCATGGTTCTAGCGGTTAAAATAACAGGGATTTTACCACTAACATGTGTGTATGGTTTGGGTATCGTGGATTTTTTAGTTACTGAATCATATGTAATTGTACCACCAGCTTTTACTACAAAAGAGTGGTCAAGGCGAACAGTATTTATAGTAGGTGTGAATTCTACTTCAGTCTTATCTAAGTTCTGTACTAAGTCAATCAACAGTACTTTATATTGGCTGCCATCTTTAACAACAGCGAGAAGATAATTATTGATTGTTGTTAAAAATTTAATGTTACCTGTTATCTGCCATTTAAACCACGCCTGCATTTGGACTTGCTGACCACCAGGACTGTAGTACTTATACAGGAAAACAGTATCCGAATCAATACTATAAAGACCAACAGTAGAGTCCTGTACATTAGCAATTATGTGTTGCAGATTATTTGGGAGATAACCACTAACAACTTTACTAATTTCCATAACATCTGCGGCCGCTAAGTTGCCTTTAGCTTGCATACCAAAGAATTTAGTGGAGCCTGCAGACTTAGAAACAAACCCAATAAAATCCCCTACATCGCGCGGTATTAAACTACGGTCGGCTTCATACTGACTAATAGTCCGAAGAATAACATCAGATGGAGAAATAATACCACTTTCCGAGTAAAGTAGATATTGCTCATATTCACTAAATACAACAAGACCTTGTGCTTGAGGTACAGCAGCAAATAAATTACTGACTCTAGAGCTAGAAGATTCTACATCAACAGGATCAGAAGCAATAACTGTTTGAGCGCTAGTAAAAAAGAAATTCTCAAAATCTTTTGCCACACTCATNGCAATAGTATCTGTTGTCAAAAAGACAAGACGATTATTGTAAANAAGTCCGAACTTAATCTCTCTGCCAACAAAAGAAGGTACAGGGTTNCCATANTCATTACCTGTAAATCTTGATGCCCAAGATTCCTTTGTNATGCTAAAAGAGTTTGTACCTACATTTAGNAGTTTATATGGCATAGTTGNGGCATCAAACCCACTTGATGCAAGNTGTGCTACATATTTACCACCAGTTTGGATAGGGTTNCCATCAGCATCTACATCAATATCCCANCCTCGTGCCTCTTCCCAATTACCGGAACCTGATGTAACAGTACCACTTCCACCAGTAGCAGCAAACTTTACATAATAAGAAGCCCGCTCATCAATAGCATTAGTAATTTTAACACGCCTACCTGGTTTTGTATAAGCAGCTAACCGGGCAGAAGAAACTACATCATCTTGGTAGCAAGTCAGTGAAACTCCAGTAATACCACCTTCTACTTCAATAGTAAAAGGTGTTTGACCGTCGTTTATTTCAATTTCAAGGCTATTGGCATACCTAGTTACAGTGAAGGTAGAACTAAGGGCTGCATCGATAGCAGTTTTTAATCCGCTAAGAATTTCATCAGAAGAAACTGGATAACCACGTGTCTCAGCATCAGCCAAGGATACTGTAGTAAATGAGTACGATGTTCCATTGATAAAAACTTTATATGTGCTGTCATAATCAATGCTACCAAGAACAACAGTAGCACGAGTACGGAGATAATAATTAGACTTCGCTGTCATTGCGACAGTCTTATTTTTGTTAATAATGTAAGTTTGATCTAGATACGATAACGTATGAAAAGCATCAAAACCTTTTGCAGAAACTGGTGGGGTTAGATAAGAGACAACATCCGTATCTGTTTTATTGGTAATGGTAGCTTCGGTGAGGCTAAGAACACCGTTGGTTACAGTAGGTATTGTATTCCAAATACGGATGTTACCAGCCTTAGTAATCACACCGATGTACCGTTCATCGTTATCNCGTGAAATGGGGAACCAAAAAGCATCGGTAAAATCATCAGTTCCTTCATTGATAAGACCAAGGAACTGACTACCATTCCTTTTTAAAAGACCATAAGTTGGATCTGCATANCCATTGAGGATTTCACTTACNTGACCAGGTTGTTTCTTTGTATCAGTTTGTTTACTGACACCGCCAAGAAAGGTGGGGATAGTTTGTGTTACTGCTGCCATTAGTACCTCTGCAGAGTGTTATAAGGTTGATAGCTTTGGTAGTAAGTACCTTGGCGGGGATAGCCAAACATACTATAGTCACCTTGGTTGCATTCATATTCCAACGCTAAAGCACGGGCATAGGCTTCTTTTTGTTGGAGTATTTGATACTGTGTAGGGTCACCAACCAAACGACTAGAAGCTACAGCAGCAGCTCTACAGGTAATGTAATCTTGAATAGGTGACGGCAGATCTTCCCAAGCAAAGAACCAAGTAACATCACAGTAGACTGTATCATCCCAAGTGTAGGAATGATTCATGCGATCATAAAGCTTACCATCACGCTTTACAGTATCGTATTGACGGTAACTTGAATAGATCGGATCATCAGATAGATCCATCTGTAGAACATTATTTGGCCACAAAATGTGACCAGCATCATTAGGTGAGAATGGGTAGTTAAACTCTTTATTATATGTCCATCCCTCTCCTTGCACTTCGCGTGATACTTCTTGAAGAGTATCGTAAGCAATCGCAACGTCCGGGTTGGTTACTACGGTAACTTGATTACCGTCTTGATCAGTAATTGTTTCTGTATCAATCGAAGTAACTGGAGCCTGACCAACTGACGCCAGGATCTGATTGACAGCTTGAAGCTCAGTCTTAGAGCCAGTGGTAGAGAATGGCATAATAACAATAGTGTTATGAGCAAATTAAAAGAAAAGGGGACCACAAAGGATCCCCCGTATGTTCAGAAATCAAGCACGGCTACGCACAGGCGAATCACACTCAACAGGGTGATACGCAAAACGCAGGTTCAGGGTTTCAGAATAGACACCAGAAGCAGAGACGGCAGAACCATAACCCTTCTGAGTTTTTGCAACAGAGTTGCGAAGAGCAGTATCACCACCAGACACGCCAGTAGTGGATCCACTCACACCGTTATCACCGGCAGCAGTAGTAAGATTAGCCATTTGTTAATCCTCCGTTATCAGGAACGGGCAGACTGCAGCTCAATAGCAGCAGCGGGGTTCAGCCAATCAGCACCCATAGCAAGACGACCAATGATCAGGTCACCTTGATACATAGCC